TTCCGAGTCAATGGTGTTGACCTCGCAAATTCGAACACACAGGTGACTGTGCCTTCAAGGCATGGCGGCGTAGATGGGGCGCTGGTTGCCGCGTGGAATCTGTTTGTGATTCTGACGGCGGGCCAATACGTGGAAATTTACTGGTCTACCACGAACGCGGGTGTGTCTTTGCAGGCAACCGGTACCCAGACCACCCCGAACCGGCCCGCGACGCCATCGCTTATCGTCACTGTGCAACAGGTGGACTAGGATGCCCGCCAAGAGCCAGGTTCAGTTCCGTCTGATGAAGGCAGCGGAGCACAATCCAGCGTTTGCCAAAAAAGTCAGGATTCCGAGTTCGGTAGCGGCTGAATACACAACTTCGAACGTTGGCAAGAAGGCGTATTCGAAGCTCCCGGAACGCAAGAAGGACGGTGGCGGGGTGAATCTCGCTGTCGGCCGCGGCGAGAAGATGCCGGTTGAGCGGGGGGCTGGACTCACCACAAAGGGTCGAGCGAAATACAATCGCGAGACCGGTTCGAATCTGAAAGCCCCACAACCGCAAGGGGGTCCCCGGAGGGACTCTTTCTGTGCTAGAATGGGCCCTGTAGCGCGCAATAGCGATCGGGGCAGTCGAGCGCGTGCTTCGATGAAGCGGTGGAACTGTCCGGGGTGGTGATGTGGCATATTCAGGTACTTACGGCAACACGGTCATTGATGTCCAGAAACTGATTGACCATGGCGCTCGGCGCTGCGGCAAGCTTGCCGAGGAACTCACCGTTGAGCAGGTGCAGTCTGCCCGCGAAAGCCTATATTTCCTGCTCTCGAATCTTATTAATATCGGCATCCAATATTGGGCCATTGGTAAGAAAGTATATGGCCTGACGCCTGATAAAAGCACGTACCTCCTACCAGTCGGCGGCAATGATGTGCTGAATGCGTTGTATCGCAGGATGCAACGTCCGACGCCCAATAACACTGGGGGATACTCCAGTAGTGCTGGCGGAACAGTCGGAAATGCGTTCGACGGAAACGTTGACACCATTTTCACCCAGGCGTCAGCAGATGGCACTCTAACCATCGACTACGGTACGAATAACGACGTTTACATTGGTTCGATTGGTATTTTGCCGGCGTCGAGCGGCCCAGCCAGTGTGGTGTACGAATGGTCTCGGGACGGTATTGTCTGGGATACCCTATACAGCCCAGGGCAAGAGAATTGGGTGAACAATGAGTGGATCTGGCACGACCTGACTGCCGGACACACAGTCCAATATTACAGAGTACGCGCGACAGGCGGGACGACTCTCAGTATACGCGAGTTGTATCTTGGTAATATGTCCACCGAAGTCACCATGGCTCGGTTGAATAGGGACGACTACACGAATTTGCCCAATAAGTTTTTCACGGCGAACCAGCCCTACCAATTTTGGGTTAACCGCACAGTCCCCCAATCAGAAATCATTCTTTGGCCAGTGCCAAGTGACCCGTTCGTACAAATGACTGTCTGGTATTCGAAGCAAATCATGGATGTAGGTGATTTGACTAACGAATTGGAAATACCCCAGCGTTGGTACATGGCTGTGCAAAACATGCTGGCCCACCAGATGGCGCTTGAACTCCCTCAAGTCGACAATGCTCGGGTCGAGTATCTCGAGCGGCAGGCTGATAAATACCTGATTCAGGCTGAAAACGAAGAGCGCGATAAATCGCCGATTTATTTCGCACCGAACATCAGCGTGTACACAAGGTAGTTATGCCGAGATTCCTCGACACTACCGGGTATTCGGACATCGCTATTGCGGTGTGCGACCGTTGCAAGATGAAGCGCCCGCACGCCGTCATGCAATCGGACCCCAATTTTCCTGGGTTGAGGGTGTGTGATCAGGGCTGCGCTGACCAATTTGATCCGTACAGACTTCCTGCAAGGAAGACGGAGCGAATCACTATCCGATTCCCGCGACCGGATGTGAGTGTTGCGGTGGCAAATCAAAATCTCATAACCACCGGGTATGGTGGTTACACTTTGTCCACGCAAGAGAGTACTGAGACGCCTGAAGACGACGGCAATCTGGACGGTTTGGAAATTCAACCTTGATATGCCAAACGTAACCATAACTCAATTGCCGAATGCTGGGCCGATAACCGGCACGGAATCGGTACCCATTGTCCAGAACGGGCAGACGGTCCAAACCACTACGGCCGCGATTGCCGCCTCTCCGAGCCAGACGCAAACATTCTTGACGGTATACCAAGAGCCGACGTTACCCAATAGCCGCAGACTGGCTGTACAGACCGGCTTGGGGCTCACCGATAACGGGTCGCTATCTACATATTCTCTGGCCCTCAACGGGGCTTCCGGAAGCCTGGAGACGGCCTCCACGGGCATCGTAGCGAAGACGGGGTCCACCACAGTAGCCGGACGCGTTCTGACCACTTCCGGGTTGGGCGTCGCTATCACGAATGGTGATGGAGTAACGGGGAATCCGACGTTTTCGCTGTCTGGGATGGCCTTATCTTTGGCCAATGTTGCAAGTAACGGCATTCTAACTTCCAACTCTGGGTCGGTCAACATCAGATATATCCAGGGCACCACGAACCAAATTGATGTTGTTAATGGGGACGCTGTAGCCGGCAATCCCGTCCTGAAAATCACGGACAACCCCATCATCCCCGGCACTGGGGCTATGAGGGTTCCGGTTGGGACCACCGCTCAACAGCCGGCCGGCGCAGACGGAGAGGTGAGGTTCAACAGCCAGACTCAGACCTTTGATGGGTATTCCTCGGGTCAATGGCGGCAGTTCTCTTTGGCCGGTGGGGTGACCACATTCAGCGCGGGCAGTACCGGTTTTTCGCCTGTGTCCTCGACTGGTGGAGCGGTTGTTCTTTCCGGTGTCTTGAACCCCGCAAGTGGTGGTACGGGTGTCAACAACAGCACCTACACCACGACGCTCAATGGCAATGTGTCTTTTGGTGGAGCGGTGTCTACTGCAGGCACGCTTACGACTGGAGGCAACTTCACTACCTCTGGCGCGTTCAACGTCTCTTTGACGGCGACGAACAACACGACTTTGACGTTGCCTGTCACGGGGACTTTGGCGACTCTTGCAGGGGCGGAGACACTCACCAACAAGACGATGTCGGGGGCGCTGAACACGTTCTCCAACATCCCGAATGCATCTCTGTCCAACTCCAGCGTGACAGTTGGTACGACCAGCATCTCTTTGGGGGGCACGAGCCTGACTCTCGGGGGGTTGACTTCGGTCGCAGTGACGCAGGACCCAACCCAGGCTTTGCAACTAGCCACCAAGCAGTATGTGGATGCGGTGAGCCAGGGGCTCAACATCCATGCTGCTTGCGCCGCAGCGACTACTGGGACTCTGGCCTCCATCACTGGTGGAACGGTCACCTACAACAATGGGGTGGCTGGAGTTGGGGCGACCCTGACCCTGTCCTCTGCATTGACGGTGCTGGACGGGTACACGCTTCAAAACGGCAATCGAATCCTCATCAAGAATGAGGCTGCGCAGGCCAACAACGGCGTTTACACCTGGGCCACAGGCGGGACGGTTCTGACGCGGGCGACGGACTTTGATACCACTACCGAGGTGGCCAGTGGGGACTTCACCTACGTCACCAACGGCACCCTGTATGCTGGCACGGGTTGGGTGCAGACCAACGACACGACTGCGATTGGCACGAGCCCGATCGCTTTTGTGCAGTTCTCAGGAGCGGGGACGTACACCGCAGGGACGGGTCTGACGCTGACTGGGACGCAGTTCAGTCTCACAGCACCTGTTACGGCCGCTCTTGGGGGTACGGGGTACGTCTCCTACACGGCGGGAGATCTGCTGTATGCCTCTGGGGCTACAGCACTGTCCAAGCTCGGCATCGGGGCATCAGGCGCTTTCCTGTCTTCCAGTGGCACTGCACCTGCCTGGGCTTCTCCGGCTGCGCTGACGAAGACGGACGACACCAACGTCACGCTGACGCTGGGGGGCAGTGCCTCGACGGCGCTGCTGAATGCGGCGTCCCTGACCCTTGGCTGGATGGGTCAGTTGGCTGTCAGCAGGGGAGGTACGGGTGCTGGCACCTTCACCGCCAACGGAATCGTTTACGGCAACAGTACTTCGGCGCTGCAGGTCACGGCGGCCGGGACGACTGGTCAGGTCCTAGTGGGAAACACTGGCTCTGCTCCGAGTTGGTCGGCGCTGAGTGGGATCACTGTCGGCACGGCCACAAACGCTGTGAATACTGGCATCACGGCCAATTCTGCCAACGCCACCAACTACCTGACTTTCGTTTCAGCCACTTCCGGCAACTTGCCTCAACTCGTAAACTCAGGCATCACTTGCAACCCCAGTACTGGACAGATAACTGGTGGCGTTGCGGGCGGCGCGTTCTAAGGAAAGATCATGGCCCAGTCTGGCTACACCCCGATCCTCATCTACGGCAGCGGCACGACCGGCAACGCGCCTTCGGCAGGCAACCTCACGAGCAGTTCGGCTGGTGCAGAACTGGCGCTGAACTACTTCGACGGCAAGCTGTTCTACAAGGACGCCTCCGGGAACGTCCAAACGCTGGCCACGAAGGGTACTGGATCCATCGGCGGGTCCACGACCCAGGTGCAGTACAACAACGCAGGCGCTCTGGCTGGGTCTGCCAACCTCACCTTTGATGGCACGACGCTGACGGCCAACGCGCTGACTGTCTCCAACACCACCACCCTCTCCGCCCTGACGGCTTCTACCGCTTTGGCTCTGAACGCCAGCAAGCAAGTGGTGTCGGTGACGAACACCGGCACGGGGAACAATGTCCTGGCGACGAGCCCGACGCTGACGACGCCTAACTTGGGGACGCCTTCGGCGCTGACGCTGACGAACGCTACGGGCTTGCCTCTCTCCACGGGGGTGA